CTATGCGTGAACATGGCTTTGTGCAAACAAAGGCTTTCACGAACGGCCATTTTAAAACGATAGCGGCCATCACGAACTTTCAACGAACTCAATTCTGTTTCCTCATAAACAGCCTCTTCGCTTGCATCTTCAAACATTTTGAACTTAGGCCACAAATAGATTCTGTTTGAAGCGGAAGCTAAAAGAGCCGCTTGCCATTGCGCCTGAAGTAGCGCGTTGGTAAGGGTCAAAAAGAATCCAGCAGGGGTAGTAATCATCCCTTTGATTAACTGAGGCAATGAGTTACACTTGGATATTCCAAGATTTTTTTTAAGTATTACGCAATCTGGCATAATTTTTTACTTTAAATTGTTAACAAATTTTTTTCTTCTTACTACTAATCTTTAAATTGGTAATCTCTATCGCGTCAATTGGATCTGAAAAGATATTGGCAACTTTAATCGAACCTGATTCCGTACCCCAGAAGTATCGCCTCGTTTCGGTGTGTGGTGGGTATTCTTGATCACCGTCCCATGTAAACAAGCCGACCTCTCCAAGACATTGCATGAATAACTCATACAATGGAATCAGAATGGGTTTAAAAACCTTCTCAAGCCTTTCCGGTGCGTTGTACTTCTGATCCGTTCTGTTCACTATTGCCATGTTCAAAGTATGATCTGTAACATTCCCATCAACGATTCCAGAAGTATCCAACCGCAAAATGATTAGCGGATACTTTTTACTCCTGTTTATCGGGTCTGTCTCCTTCAATTGCAACCTTTGATTTACCTCTTGAATGTGTCCGTACATATACTCAGGCGTTGTCGTTCCCAACTTAACTCGCATTAGCGCGACTACCTGTTCCATTGCTTCCTCGATTATCATAAACCAAAATTGTTTATGTATTCAGGAAAATAAAACTTTGTATTCAAGTAAGACCTAAAATCAGTGTATCCTTTTGATTGTACCTCCGCGTTAAAAGACGCATGATTTGAGTAGAGGTAACCGTACAAAGAATCTTCGTCATAAAGTCCGAACGTTCTAAAGTGTCCTAGTCTTCCAAAGGCGCGGTCATACAAACCAATCCCGTCATAACTTCCCATCTTTTCGACAAACCTATTATAGTGCCTGACTATTATCTGGTTAGGTGAAACAATATCGGAGTTTTGAGACTTTGCTTTTACAACACCAAGAGGCGCAACTGTTGAATCATACTCTTTCAGGTACATAGAGTGAACATACGGCTTTAAGCCATCAACAAATCCATCCCAATTATTTTCTTTGCCCTCGTTGTCGTACTTGTCACCATTGCTTAATTTAAGCCACTTGTTTACGGGTTGTAAATCCCACTTGCTCGAAATGCCCGGGACTTCCCCTGCTGTTGTGAGTGCATTGGCTTGGTAGATATTACTCCCGTAAACAACTTGACTTAAACTTGCATAGGCAACTGTCGCAGACCATTCCGCAGGCAGCGCTTCGATACCAGATTTTAAAGCATTGTAGAAAACAGACCCCAACAGCTTTTTAAGCATACGTTCCTCGGTGTCCTTAATGTAAGCATTGATACCATTGGTATTTTCTGCCTGTGTAGGGATCAGGTAAGGAGCAATGTAAAAATCTGTTGAGGTCAAAAACATCTTATTGCTTGTTTCGGTATAACAACGCGCTAAAACTTGCCGACATCGTACCCGTACCAGTCCACGAAACTCGATAGAACAGGAACGGTGAACCTGCTAGCCTCCAATGATAACTAGCCGTTGCGTCTGCTGCCGTTACTGTTGCTAAAGCCGTTTGAGTGTCAACCGTATTTAAAGCCCTCCAGTTAGTTCCGTCAAGGCTACCTTGTAAAGAGATAGTGCCTCCAACGGTACCGGAAATCTTAGTTACGTTGACCTGAACGGTTGTATTAGTAACCGCAATATCACGAAGTAAGCGACATTGAACTGTGCCAGTAGCGGTATTCGTTACCGTATCGGACTGAGGGAAGACTCCACCAGTTGAAAGGGCATTGAAGAAAGGAGCTACTTGAGCGTTTGCAAATGAGATCGAAACCAAGGCTACCAAGATTCCGATAAATAGATTTTTCATTTTCATATTCTTTCAAAAATTAAGAGATACCCAAAGCAGAAATTGCAGCGTCAATGTTTGACACCTTCAAGAATCCGTCACGATCAACGTTTCTGATCAACAAGAAAATTTCTTGTTCAGCGCGGATAGTCCATTGATTTTTCAAGAATTGATCGTTAACCAATCCCATTTCAATGGTCACGTCTTCGCCTTGGTGAACGCTTCCATAGGAGAAGTCACCGATTACTAGAGTGTTAGCCACCACGCGAGATGATTCAACCACAAGAACATTATCAATCCTTGTTCCGTCTGCTGATATGAAAGGAGGAAGCAGGTAATGGCCGTCAACCGCTTTTGAAAGTTTGTATTTCAAAATGTCGATAGGGTTCATCAATACGATATTTGGCATGTACTTGCTTTGCTTTCCAGTACCAGCAGCCCCACCATTCATGATGGCCACGCGCAAAGCAGAAACCAAATCATAAAGGTTTGAATCTACTACCGTTCCGAAACCAGGCAATGTAATGTCAAGAGCCTGAGCAGGTGCCACGGTCAACAATCCGTTAAGGTTAGGGCTTACACCTGACCCGTCATAGATTTGACCGTCAACTACTAGCTCTAAGTTTTTGTTAAGCAAGTCGTTGATTTGCTGGGCCACAAACCCAAGATGACGATACGCCTGTTTTGAAACAGGGATGGTGTCTGCCAACACTTGGAAAGATTCGGTACGCTCAATCCATGAGATAGCAGATTCTGGTTTTGTGCCGTTTTCTGCAACAGCAGCAGCGTTACGGGTGATAGCGTTTTGATCCATCCAGCGTACAACTCCATTTGATTCCGCCATTTGAGCCGGTGAGTAGTTGTACTGAGTAAATAGACTTCTGATAACCGCTTTTCTTGTTGCTAGTTCTCCAACTCCAGGGATACGAATACCCATTGTGTTGTTAGATACAGACGAACGCTGAACGATTGCCTTGTTGATCTTTAAAGATGCCCTGCCAGCGTTGTCACCTGATGCAAGAGCCTTGATAGCATCCGCATTCTTAGCAACGATTTCCTCAACGCTAGTTCCTTTGTCTGCGCCTCCGTTTGCGGTCAACTTGCCTAGCTCAATTCCTTGCTTTTCGATTGCGGTGGTAAGCTCTTGGATAGACTTTTCAGTCACGCCAAACTCACCCAACTTGGCCGCTAACTGATCAGCGGTGATGAAGCCTTTTACAGCCGCTTCAATAGCTGACTTAGTTGCATCGCCATTTTCTTTGGCCATGCCTTTAAGTAAGAGTTCTAATTCTTCTTTTTCCATTTTAAATGTGGTTTTTTGGTTGATAATACTTAATTAATTCCTTCGCTTTTAGAGTGCTTTTTGGCGGCTCTGTTTTTGGAGTGCCAACTGGCGGCTCCTCTTTTGTTTGCTCTATTGATAAAGTGGGCGTTGCCCAATTCGATCCTCTTTTAACCGCGCTTCCTTCGATGATCTTTGCCTCGGATACAGCCCAGAAATAACCGGCTGCCAGCGCATCTTCTTTGTTTGCTATGTCATCAAAATACTTTTCCCAAATAGCGTACTCCTTTTCGTATCTGTCATCATTGACGGCTAAATCAATCTTCACGTATTGCATCCCTACCGAGTGATTATTAACCTTTCCGGTGCGATACTTTTCAAACATGAATTCATTTTCGTTTTTGTCAATCAACGAATCAAATACAAGAGCCTGAGTTTTTCCTTCAAAGTTTATCCCCATATCATGCCAAGCGATCTGTTTAGTAAAGGCTTTAACATTATCTGAAATGGTGCCTTTAAAATTGAACTGATGCTCTTGAATTAAAGAAAATCCTTTGTTTTCCTTCAAAGATTTGTTCCATAGCTGATCAAGATGAACGTCACCATGAGAATCAAACAGCTTTGTGGTGTTGATGATTGAACGAACCTTTATCTGTGTAGCGGTATCAGCTATTTCATTTGACTGCATACCTGCTTTAACGGTAAACTCTGATTTATCTTTATCGATTACCAACTCAACAGAATGAGTTACCCCGTCAGCTTCTTTGGTAACGCTTTTCTTTTGTGAAATCAACTTAGACTTATTTGATACCAAATAGTCTATTAGCTCAGATTTTTCCGCAAAATTTGGCAGTTCGAGTTTCATTTCTTTACTATTTGCTTTTCCTTCACGATCTTTTCTTTGATCGCTTTCATCTTTTGTATTTCTTCCAGCGTTGGCTTTCCCATTTAGTATTCAACTAAAAAGTTTTGAGTGCCAGCACTTGCTTTTGCCCATAAGCTTTCGTTGCGGTTAACAGTGAGCGTTATTGTCTGGCTTGCTCCATAAGCAAAGGCATTAGTCAAGGCTGGAGCAGATCCTTTCTTTGATATTCCGAATTGGATAGTCCCGGCATTACCAGAAGCAGTCTTAATAATCAACTGGTAAGACCCAGCGCTATTTTGTACCAAAGGAAATTCAGTAGTTGTGGTATTGGCAAGAGCTGCCGTTTCCGCTTTTCTTATATCTGGCATGGCTATTTTGGTTTACGTCTGTTTCTTAGCATATCTGAAAAAGATAATCTATCCCTTTTTACAGGTTGTGGAACCGGCATAGATGTAGGTTCAGCGTCTCCTTTTTGTTCTGGGTTTTC